TTCGCCACGAAAGATAGATGCCGCCGTTGCTAGTATCATAGGATTTGATAGGGCAACTGTTTCCAGAGAAGAACCCGTTGTGCCACAGTTCTTTAGTTTCTAGGAGTTGCTTTGATCCCGTCTATCCTGCAAGCAGTTGGTTTAGCAACAATCTCACTAGGTCTAGGTTTGTTCATCCTGCCATTAGGAATAGTCGCGGCTGGCGTAAGTATTTTGCTAGTTGGTATTGCATTTGAGAAAGGTCAATAATGCTAGGAAATTTAACAGGTCGTAACGAAGAAGAACGTGCGATCAGCTTTCAATCCGTTTGGGGAGCAGGCGATTCTTTTGCATTCACAACTGAAGCCGGCACAAACATAGATCAGAACCAAGCAATAAAGATAAACGCTTTCTATGCCTGCGTACTTTTAATTTCCGACACCATCTCTACACTTCCAGTTGATTCATTCATTAGGCGTGATGGTGACCGCGTACCTTACAGACCGCAACCAGCATGGATTCAAAGACCAGATGTAGACCTGTTGCGTTCAGAACATTATCAACAGGTTTTGATTTCGCTATTGCTAGACGGCAACGCTTTCGTTCGTGTGTTCCGCGATAACTCTGGTCAGGTTATAAACCTAGTTGTAATAGACCCTTACCGCGTTCGTGTAACTCGCAACAAAGTAACTCGTGAAATCGAATACATAATTGACGAGTATCAAGAAGCACCAGTAAGCAAGCAAGACATGATTCAGATTACTGAAATGCGCAAGGCTGGCGAACTGCGTGGAATGTCTAGAGTTACAGAACTCAAAGACAACTTAGGTTTGTCTAGTGCCTTGCAATCCTTTGCTTCACGTTTCTTTGGTCAAGGCGCAACAACTTCAGGCATCATTGAAACGCCACAAGGTCTTAACAGCGATCAGGCGAAACAGCTAGTAGATGGATTCAATTCACGTCATAACGGATACCGCAAAGCGCACAAGACTGGCTTGCTTACAGGTGGCGCAAAGTTTGTTAGAACCGGCGTGAACCCTGACGAAGCGCAGATGCTTGATAGCCGTAAGTTAGCCATTGAAGAAGTGGCAAGAATGTTCAGAGTTCCACCGCACATGATTGGAATTACAACACCGGGCGCAATGTCTTATGCTTCCGTTGAGCAGAACAACATAAACTTTGTAACTCATACTTTGCGCCCATACGTTGCAAAGATGGAAGATGCGTACAGCGCACTATTGCCAGCAGGCGCGTTTATTCGTTTTAATGTAGATGGACTTTTGCGTGGTGATTTTGCTACGCGCATGAATGGTTATTCAATTGGATCGCAGGCAGGATTCCTAAGTGTTAATGACATTAGAAGGCTTGAAGATTTACGACCTACGCAGGGTGGCGATGTTTATCGTGTACCTCTTGCTAACGTGGATTTGGCTGCTGCTGCTCTCGTGGAAACTGACCGCAAAGTTCTTATGGCTCAAAGGCTTATTACTACTGGCTTCGATCCTGTTGGCGTTCTATCTGCTCTAGGCTTACCAGCAATATCACATACTGGACTTCCATCAGTTATGTTGCAAGGTATTGCGCAAATAGATCCTGAAGACCCTGAGTCAGTTTATGGAGTTAAATAATGCAGAACCCGGCAATCTATAACGTCACAATGTATCAAGGCGCAAGTTTTGATTTGTCACTAACTTGGAACGTCAATTCACTTCCAGTTAATCTAACGGGTTATACAAGTCGGATGCAGGTACGAACCAGTTACGATGCAACTTCAACAGTTCTAAGTTTGACTAGCGGTACAGGAATTACATTGGGTGGAACTGCCGGCACGATTCTTATAGCCGCATCAGCTGCGACCACGGCAGGCGTTGCAACTGGTCAATACGTTTATGATCTTGAAATGGTGTCTGGCGGTAGTGCGGTGACTCGTTTAATTCAAGGCACATTCCTAGTTGATCCAGAGGTCACAAAATAATGGCTGATGCAACTATTGTTATTGCGGAAACTAACGCAAGCGTTGTAGTTACTTCTGACACGTCTGCAACAATTTCCGTAACTGAAACAACCGCTGACTTAACAACTTCCAATGTTGGCGTTCAAGGCGCGACTGGTGCAACGGGAGCGCAAGGCATTCAAGGCATTCAGGGAATACAAGGCGCAAGTGGCGTAGTCAATGTCACAGCACCAATCACTAACTCAGGCACAAGTTCAGCTGCGACCATTGGTATAGATCAAACTGCTTTGGCTATTACTCCAAGTCAGGTGACAGGTACGGCGGTAATTACAACTGATGCTAGATTATCTGACCAACGTACTCCAGTAGATAACTCTGTTACTTCTGCAAAAATAGTAGATGGAACAATAGTTAATGCAGACATCAATGCAAGTGCGGCTATTGACCCAACTAAAGTATCTGGCACAGCAGTTATCACAACTGACTCACGCCTAAGCGATGCTAGAACTCCGACTTCTCACGCAAGTTCTCACGCAAGCGCAGGAAGCGATCCGATCACGATTGCGCAATCACAGGTTACGAGTTTGACAACAGACTTAGCTGCCAAAGCAATTACTGCCGGCAAGTTGTCACAATTTGCTTCTACAACTTCTGCGGAACTAGCAGGAGTTATTTCCAATGAAACTGGTAGTGGTTCTTTGGTATTTGGTACAAGTCCAACGCTAACTACAAGCGTTCTTGGCGGTGCTACGTTCTCAGCGTTTGCAACTACGGACAATTTAACAATTGGAAGCACTTCGGCTATCTCTGGAACTAACAATGTTTTGTCTGGTGGCACACAAGATGGCGGCACCATAATAGATAATTATTCAGTTAAGAACATTTTAACTGATGGCGTTTCCGCAACTACAACGATCAACGTTGGAACTGGAAACGTAGATTATTTTGGTGGTGGCTTCGCAAGCAAGACCATCAACATTGGAACGGGAACCGTTACCATTGGGTCGCTTGATGTAAACATTGGCGCAGACGGTGGGACAACTGACATTTTTGGAACAGTTTCATTACCCAACCTGAATGTTTCATCTACTGAACTTGGTCGGCTAGATGGTGTAACCTCTAACATTCAAACACAGTTCACTGACCTTAGAAAAGTAAGGGCTGGAAGCGGAACAACAACTTCTGGTTCTAACTTAACTGTCACTCATGGTCTTGGTTCAACTCCTGCTGCCGTTGTTGCAACCGTTCGAGCCAACACTTATAGCGTATCACTAAACACAAACATATTTGTTGGAAACATTGGCGGAACTACTTTCACAGTATTTGCCAACACAGGCGCAAGTGGCGCAGTTGCCGCAACATTTAACTGGATAGCGAGTGCATGATGGATGATTTAGTTTGGTACGACATAACTTGCCATACAGCAGGTTGCGAGTATGACAACGTGACTATTCATGGTCAAGGCCCTAAAGAAACTGATTTTATGTGTGGCGCGTGTGGGGTTCATGTGACTGACTGGAAAGTTTCTGAAAGGCAATCTGAATAATGCCGTACTTCATAACAGACCAAGCACCTGATTGCGCAGGTTGGGCAACCGTTAAAGATGATGGCGAAGTTATTGGTTGCCATGAGAATAAGCAGGATGCAATAGATCAGATGATTGCAGTTTCAATAGCTGAGGACATGGAACCCGGCGGTGAACGCAAGAAGCACAAGATGAAGAAACCAAAACCCATGATGACGGGATACCGCGAACTGCCTGACAATTACAGACCAGCATTAGCAGATGACGTTCCAGAAGGTCGCGCCTGTGGCAACTGCTACTTCTATGATGAATCGCGTGTCAATGCCGCAGGGGATAAAGCATGGTGTGAAAAGTGGGATGAATTTGTTGATGGTGCTTACTACTGCAATGCGTGGCAACCACATGACGAGTCAGACCACATAGAAGAAGAACGCGCACCTGCACCTGCCAAAGATCAGATTCAAGGCAGCGACACGAACAAAGAAGGTTCAGCTAGTGGAGCAGGCGGTGATGTTGATTTTACCCCAGCCGTTGAAACTGGTTTGCGAAATAAAGTAATCGAACACAATGACAAGATGGCTGAAGATAACAAACCTGATTACACACGCACAACACTTGGACAACTCAAGGCCGTTTATCGCAGGGGATCAGGTGCGTACTCAACTTCACACAGACCGGGCATAACACGCGCCGCATGGTCAATGGCTAGAGTAAATGCGTTTCTTTATCTA